TGGAGATAACCAAACATTAATGGGTCTTTGGACAGTTCCCGTAGGATATACAGCCTTTCTTACAAAGATGGCTTTGTCCACAGGCACATCAACTCAGACACCTGCTATTCTGAATGCTAGTCTTGTTGCTAGACCCTATGGAGAAGTGTTTCAAATAAAAGAAAGATTTACTCTTACAGATGGCGCACACGAGCAATTTTATACTTTTCCATTAAAGTTCACAGAAAAAACAGACTTAGAAATGAGGGCGTTTTCTTCCTCTGGATCTGTTGACTTTAATGTTTCTGCGTCAATGGAATTTGTTTACATTCAAAATGTGGGGCCAATCTAATGCCTAAGATCGACAAGTCCAAGATGAAATGCAATAAGCCCAAGCGTCAGGTATCTGGCGGCAAGAAGTTTGTTGTAAAGGCATGTGATAAGGGGAAAGAAAAGATCGTCAGATTCGGGGACGCTAATATGACCATTAAGAAGTCAAACCCTGAACGCCGTAAGTCTTTCCGTGCGCGGCACGGTTGTGACAAAGGTACATTAGATAAACTAAAGGCCAGATACTGGTCATGCAAAATGTGGTAGAGCAAATGGATACTAAAGTTATTGGTGGCATAATTGTATTAGGAGTGTTTGGCTTCGTAGGTTTCCTTGTAAAGGAGTGGACTTCGTGGACTTCTAGTACATTGATTGATCTCAACTCTAGAGCAGCGGTTATGGAGTCTGAGATTAAACACACTAATGACATGGTGGCTCAAAACTATGAGATGTTAAAGTTTCTAGTCAGCAAAACGCAGAAAGCAGGTTTCAATGATCAGTCGTGGACAAATGTCCTTCCAAATATCCACCCCGCCGGAGGTGAGTAATGGCAGAAAAGAAAAAGAAAAAGCTCGACGCTTGCGCAAAAAAGGTCAAGGCTCGGTACAAGGTGTGGCCCAGCGCGTACGCAAGCGGAGCGGTAGCAAAGTGTCGCAAAGTGGGAGCCGACAACTGGGGCGAATCTTCTAAGAAGCGGAAACGCCCTGTTAAGAAGAAGCTAAAGAGCGGCGGGATTATAGCCTTTGGTTGCGGTTCTGTTGAAGAGGATCGTCGTAAAGAGACGAATATATTCTGATGGCAAAGAAAAAGAACTCATTACGCGAATGGTTCTCCCAGAATGACGGGAAGGGTTGGGTCGATTGTAAGACTGGCAAACCTTGTGGTCGTCAGAAGGGTGAGAAGCGTAAGAGTTATCCGGCCTGTCGCCCTACTATGGCACAGTGTACATCTGCGGCGAAGAAGAAGAAATCTTCTAAGCGTATTAACTGGAAGGCCAAGGGTGGCTTGGTCAGAGTGTTTTGATAACTAACAGGAGTATGTTATGAAAGATCTAAGCGGAGACGGTAAAGTTACAAAGAAAGACGTTCTGATTGGGCGTGGGGTGATTGAGAAGAAAAAAGGTGGTATGGTTGGCTACATGGGCGGCGGTATGATCAAAAAAGGTTATAAGTACGGCGGCAAAGTCAAAGGGTACAACGCTGGCGGATGTGTAATGGCAGGACGCGGCGGATCGTTTAAAGGCGAATCATAATGACAACTTCAGGTTCAAGAGACTTTAACTTAGACGTAGGTGAGATCATCGAGGAAGCGTATGAACGCTGTGGCCTCGAAGTTCGCACGGGCTACGATGCTCGAACAGCGCGTCGGTCATTGAACCTGATGTTCGCGGACTGGGCAAACCGTGGCCTAAACCTTTGGACGGTTAAGCAGGGGACAATCACCCTGACGGCGGGTCAAGCACAGGAAACGCTGACCGATGACGTTGTGGATCTGTTGGAGGTTACGCTTCGTCGTGATGGAACAGACTACGAGGTCGAGCGGATCAGCCGTGGCGAATACGCCACGCTGCCAAACAAAACCACTCAGGGTCGCCCAAGTCAGTACTATTTTGATCGTCAGATTGATCCGGTAATTAATCTGTGGTCAGTACCAGAGAACTCAACGGATCAGTTGATCTACTATTACGTTCGTAGGATCGAGGATGCTGATACCCTTGTTAACACTACTGATATGCCTTTCCGTTTTTATCCTTGTATGGTGGCGGGGCTAGCGTACTATTTAGCAATGAAGCGGTCACCAGATCGGATCCAGCTATTAAAGTCTGTGTACGAGGAAGAGTTCCAACGTGCGGCGGACGAGGACGAAGGTCGTACACCGTTGAAGCTACAGCCTAGCTTGAGTTACTTGAGGGTCTAATGGCATACGCTAGCGGAAAGAATGCTTGGGGAATATCGGATCGGTCAGGTCGCCGTTACCGTCTTCGTGACATGAAGGTGGAGTGGACGGGGGCCAAGGTTGGTCCAGACGAGTTCGAACCCAAGCATCCGCAGTTGTATCCCCCAAAGGCGTATCCAGATCCCCAGGCATTGCGCAATCCGCGCCCAGACAGGGTAGAGCCGCTTGACGTTTACGTTGGCATTCCTTTGGTAGAAAACCCAAACCTTACATCGCCTAGAGCAATCGGCAAGGTTGGCACAGTTACGGTGACGACATCATGAGTTTTACATACGCACAGTTAAAGCAGGCTATTCAAGATTACACGGAGAACGACGAGACATCGTTCGTCAACAACCTGCCTTTGTTTATCCGCATGGCTGAAGAGCGCATCCTGAAGGGTGTGCAGCTTAACCTGTTTCAAAAGAACCAGTTTGGGAACATGACCAGCGGCAACGAGTATTTGGCTTCGCCCTCTGACTTTCTTGCCCCGTTTTCGTTGAGCATCGATGTTAGTGGCAGCAAAGAGTTCTTGCTGTTTAAGGATTTGGACTTTGTGCAGACGTACACGCCTGACGCAACGACGACGGGTCAGCCCAAGTACTATGCTCAGTTCGACGTAGACAACTTCATTATTGCGCCAACACCTGACGCCAACTACACGGTAGATATTCACTATCTATATCGCCCTGCTTCTATTACGGTAGGAGCAGAGGATGGTACGACTTGGTTGTCAGAAAATGCAGAGTTAGCGTTGCTGTATGCCTGCCTGATCGAGGCGTATATTTATATGAAGGGCGATGCTAACGTCATGCAGATGTATAATCAGAGGTTCATGGAAGCTGTATCTAGGTTGAAAAACTTGGGTGAGGCTCAAGAGACTATTGACGAGTATCGCAGCGGTCCAATCATAAGAGAGAGATCATGATTCCTAACGCAAAAGGTGATACAATAGATTTCAAGGTTGAGGTACACACCACTCAAAACCGTGGCTTTACGCCAGAAGAAATAGCGGAACGGTGTGCAGATAAAATCATTTCTGTCTCTGACGAGGCGCACCCTGCGATACGAGCGCAGGCACATGCGTTTAAGAAGCGGATCGTACAGTTAGTTGGATTCTACTTACGAGAAGCTGTTAAAAGTGACAGAACTACGGTATATAATGCACTTACAGACGCAGGGCACCCAGAACTTGCGGAACTTATAAGGAGAATGTGACATGGCCTTTACTGGTAACTACATGTGTACATCGTTCAAGAAGGAACTTTTGTTCGGTGTCCACGATTTTGCAAACGGTGCGGATACGTTCAACATTGCGTTGTACACAAGCTCTGCTACGCTTGATGCGTCTACGACTGCTTACTCAGCGACAAACGAAGTAAGCGGCACAGGCTACTCAGCGGGTGGTCAGGCTTTGACGAATGTGGACCCATCTTCATCTGGTACAACAGCGTTGACCGACTTTGATGATGAGACATTCACGACAGCGACAATCACTGCTCGTGGCGCGTTGATTTACAATACGACACCAAACACGACATCGATTTCGGTAACAAACCCATCGGTTGTTGTGCTTGATTTTGGTGCGGACAAAACGTCAACAGCGGGTGACTTCACAATCGTATTCCCAACAGCGGACGCATCTAACGCCATCATTCGTATCGCGTAAGGTCTAGGTTATGGCCTCGTCAACTCTATATGAAGGGTGGGGTCGATCCACTTGGAGTGACGGTTCTTTTGGCACTCCTATCCTCAAGGTTTCTGTGGACGGTGTTTCCGCTACAGGGGCAGTGGGGTCTGTTTCGGTTATTGCCGAAGCGAACGTGTTCCCGACAGGGTTGGAGGCCACAGGTGGCGTAGGTTCGGTTACAGTTGTTGCCGAAGCGAACGTCCCAGTGACTGGACTAGAGGCGACAGGCTCTGTCGGTTCTGTTTCTGTTGTTGCCGAGGCGAATGTATTCCCAACAGGTGTTGAGGCTACGGGTGAGGTTGGCACTGCTGCTGTTGTGGGTGGTGCAACAGTGGAGGTCACTGGTGTATCTGCTGATGCCCTAACGCCAACTGGCGGTTCTGCATT